AGCGGTGTACCAATCAACAAGATCAATCTTGGTATCGATTTCATTCCTGTTGTCCACATCCCGAACACGATTTCTGACGAAGAACACTTTGGTCGGTCGTCGCTAGCGTCGGTTCTTCAACTGTTGGATGAGATATCGGCCGCGTACACGGACCTTTCCAAGGGTGCCGCTATCGCGGGGTTCCCGCCGCTCGCTTCCGAAGGTGGAGCGTTCACTACCGATGCCACGGGGGCGATCCCGTCGTACGGTCCGGGAACGGTGTTTAACGGGAAACTGAGTTCTGTCGACACTTCAGCGGGTTTGAAAGTGTTGATGGAATACATCATGTTCTTGTTGAAGGTGTTGAACACGAACAGTCGCGTACCGGAAGTGCTGTTAGGTCGGGTTGACCCGTCGAACGTCCCGTCGGGTGTGGCTATCCGACTGATGTTCACACAAATGAAGATGATGATTCAGCGGATGCGTCTGGTGCGCGACGAGAAGTGGCCGCTGGTGTTCAAGTTCGCTGGCCGGTTCGCCATGCTGAACAATCAGATTCCCGCTACGACCGACTGGCCAGAACTGACGTTCATCCCCGGACAGTTCATCCCGTCCGACCTCGAATCACTGGTGACTACCGTTATCGCGGCGGTGAACGGGAAAGTGATCTCGCTTGAGACCGGAATCGAGATGCTGATGGAAGCCGGAGTGCCGATCCAGTCGATAGACGACGAGATCGCGAAGATTCAGTCTCGTGACTTCACAGGAGCACAACAAGTCGGGCTAGCTCTGGGTTCCGACCAGGCCGCAGCCGACCATCTCGGCCGTGAACTACCGACTGACCCGTCTTCGAACGTTGCACTTGATGACAGTGAAGTAGAGTGATTCTCAAACGGGGACCGATACCCGTCCACATCGGAAAACCGGACCTGCCCGCAGACGATGCAGGATTCACCAGAGGAGAACCGTGACCGTAAAGTCTGAAATGATCGTCAATCTTCCCGATGGCCGTTGGCGTGTAGACGCGCTCGGCCGCTGGTACCCGGACATCTGTGGCGCAGCCACCGACGAAGAGGACCACGGAGACGACGACACCGACGACGACGGGACCGACGACAAACCCAAGACCTTCACGCAACGCCAAGTGAATCGGATCATGGCGAACGAGAAGCGTCAGGGTAAGGAACTCGGAATCCGGGAGGTCATGGAACAGCTAGGCACCGACTCGCTCGACGACGCGAAGGCGTTGCTGGAAGAGGTCCGTAACCGTGACTCGAAAGCCAACGATGACGCTGACAAGCGTCTCCGTAAGGCGGAGGAACGGGAACGGAAGGCCGATGATCTTGCCCGGAAAGCGATCGTGAAGGCGAACACCGCTGATGTGTTGGCGGCGCTGATCGGGGAGAACATGGAGAAGAAGAAGGCCGTTCTGGCTGTACGACTGGTGGACCTTGACCTATCAACGGAAGACCTCAGCGAGGACGAGATCCTTGAAGCGGTCGACACGTTGAAGGACGCGATGCCCGAACTGTTCGGACCGTCGGCTGAGAAGGAAGACGAAAAGGAATGGCGCCCCGTTGGCAGCCCCGATTCGACTCCCCGCGGCGGGAAACGCCGCACCCCTCAGACGATGACGAACAAGGAACGCGCCGCTCAGCGGCTCGCCGAACGGCATCCGGAATTCGCTAAGAAGTAGCCCCTCAACTTGAAGGAGTAGCCCGATGGGCTTTCACGGAACACTAACCACGACGACCTGGGCGGGTGAGAACCGGTCATGGATCAAGCACCGTAAGGGAGCTGATACCTGCAAGAGCATCACCCTCAACTGTGCTCTGTTCACTTCCGGTACCCATTTCCCGAACGGGTACCTTCCCTCCGGGCTCGCTCTCGGCATCGTGACCGCTACCGGCCTATACGGGCCGTACGACGACGCTTCCGTGACCGGGCTCGCTGTCCTCCGCGGGTTCCTGTTCAACTCGGAGTACGTGGTCGACGCAGCCGGGAAGATCACGACAGCGATGTTCCGTGAGGGGATCATCACCGAGACCAAGCTGCCCGCCAACCACGGGCTCGACGCCGCGGGCAAGGCCGACCTTACGTCGGTCTGGTACGAGTGAGGATCTGACACATGGCCAATCTCGTCACCAACCTGATCGACCCCGGCGAACTCGTCGCGTACGGGCGTTCCTATCTTCAGGAGATCGAAGATAACGCTTGGACGCTCGGCCGCTGGTTTCCCACGAACACGACCGACGACCTCGCTTGGAAGGTCAAGCAGGCCGCTCTCGTCGATGTCAACGTTGCCAAGTACCGTGCGTTCGACACGTCCGGCCCGTTCCTGGGCCGTCAGGGCTTCAGCATCAAGTCGGGCGAACTGCTCCCCCTGGAGCAGCAGATCATGCTCGGCGAGGAGGAGCGCCTACGCCTCCGTGCCGTCGATGCAGGTAGCAACTCGCCGGTCCTGAACACGATCTACGACGACGTGGAACTCGTCATCCGTTCCGTCTACGGCCGTGTCGCCGTAGCTCAGGGTGACCTTCTCGTTGACGGGATCATCACCCTGTTGGAGAACGGGGTCAACCAGACCATCGATTTCTCCATGCCGTCCACCCACAAGGTCACCGCGGCTATCGCGTGGACCGTCGCGAACGCCGCTACAGCGGTGCCGCTCACGAACCTGTTGGCCTGGCAGACCGTCCTCGCGACGGACAGCAACCCCGCCGCTCGGATTCTCATGCCACGGGCCAAGCTGTCCGCTCTCGCGGTCAACGCCGAGCTTCGCGGTATGGCCGCGTCGAACGGGACCACACCGGCCAGGATCAACCTCGACACGATCAACGACATCCTTCTCTCCGAAGGTCTCCCGTTGATCGAGATTTTCGACGAGAAGGCCCGTATCGACGGGACCCTGACGCCGCTGATCCCGGCTACGAAGATCCTGATGATGCCGGAACCTGGCGTCGGGCAGCTTGGCGAGACCCTGTACGGGGTCACCGCTGAGGCTGTCACGCTTCTCGAACGGGGTTTCCTCGCCCGCGAGGACGTATCCGGTGTCGTCGCTGCGATCTACCACAACGAAAGCCCGGTCCAGACGTTCACGAAGGGTGTCGGTATCGCCTTGCCTCTGCTCGGGGACATCAACGCTCACATCACGGCCGAAGTCGGCTGAACCCTGGTTTGCCGGACGGGCGGGCTTTCGCGAGGACCGTCTGTCCGTCCGGCAATCTGTCCTAAAGGAGGACGCACAAGATGGCAGGAAGCAAAAAGGTTCTGGTGGGCACGGTCCATCTCGCACCGGACGAGAACTCCCCGGAGGGGGTCGTTTACTACGACGGGGACACGCCGTCCGACGAGCACGCGAAGCTGATCACGAACCCGAACGCGTGGCGGGTCGAGACCGGGGACGAAGAGGACGACCTGTACGTCAACGCTGATGAGCAGATGCGCGAGTTTCTGCGGCAGGCGAAGGCACTCGGGATCGAACCCGGGAAGGGTCTTCCCCGGAACCCGTCGAAGGAACTGGTTGCCCGTGCGATCAGTCTCCACAACGCGGGCGCGAACGTGGACGTCGCGGAGGAACAGGCGCGGCTCGACGGGCGCACGAAGGAAGGTCGGGCAGCGAAGGCGTCCGGCAGCGTGGCCGGTAGCTGACGCGGATGGCTCTGTCTCAGGGTTCCCTGTACACGGTCCGCAATTGGGTGGGGGACGAACCGTCCGACGCTCAGTTGAACGCGGATTACGAGTTTGCCGGTTCGCTCCGGGCGCTTGTGTGGGGAATCCTGAGGCGCCGCCTCACCGAGTTCGAGATCGACCCCGCATCGTTCGGCGCGGGCGGTCAGTACACGCAGAACGCCGCAGCGAACATCACCGCGTTACAGGGCGAACTGATCCGTCTGGAAGGGTCCCCCCCGGATTTGGGTTGGGACGACGAAGCGGGCGAGACGACCGGGTTCGGTGCCATGGCCACTCAGAGAGTTCGTAGGGTCGGCTTCCGAAGGTGACGGGTAGCCCCGCGCTAGTCGAGGTCGCTCCACTCGTCGAGAAGCCGGTCGGCAAGTTCCAGGTTTCCCGACTTCCGGGCTGCCTGGATGCGGGTCACGTAATCGGCGGACAACTCCTGAGCCGTTACGATCGCCTCGTATTCTGCGTCCCGTGCGGCCCGCTGTTCGGCGCAGTCCCGGGGGTGCACGTCGGCACCAACGTAGTACCGCTGCCCGTGGTAGCCCTTCCGGACCGTGCACAGGTACTTGCGTCCGGTCCTCTTGGACTCGGCCCACACAACTTCTCCCCCGCAGGCGTTGCAGGTGTAGAGCGGGAGGTTGCCGCCGTTCTGGCGTACGGCTCCCTGGCTGGCGTATCGGTCTGGGATTCGGGATGTCTTCGCAGCGGTGGAGGTCATGAACCGATGATGAACCGATTCGTCAAGCCTGTCAAGGGTCGCCGTCGTGAATGCTCGCGCTGAAGCACTCGCAGCCCACGACCGTCAAGACCCACTGGTCAAGATGTACGAAGACGCGTGGGCACGCGTCATGGCTGAACAGGAACGACTCGCCGCGGGAGATCCTGTCCGTACCGCCCGTCTCGACCGGCTGTTAACCATGCGGAAAACCATCGAAGACGAGATGCAACGCCTCGATATTCGAACAGCCCGCTGGTTCGACAGCGGCAAAGGGCACGACCCGTACCTCTCCGGGTTCGCTATGACCGCAGGCCCATCCGAACCTGTGAACCGGCGCGCCGCTATCCGTCTCGCTGACGACCTGTTCCACGACCTCCTAGAAGCGACCCGCTACGTGCGGGCGGACACGAAACGGGTGATCGCCGAAGCCGCGAAGATCGCGGCAGAGTCGACCGTTGTCGAGAACACCGCTCAGGGCGCGGCACGGGACATCATGGCCAAGATGCTCCGGGAAAGAGGCATCGCCGCGGTTCGATACGCGAACGGTGCGCGTCACGGGCTCGCCGAGTACTCAGAGATGGTCATTCGCACGAAGACCGCTCTGGCGTTCAACCGTGGCACCCTGGACGGCGCGCCAGACGTCCAGTGGTGGGAACTGTTCGACGGCCCGGACTGTGGGCTTAGCTCTCACGACGACACGACTCTTGCTAACGGTCTGATCGTGGAACGGGGAACGGTCCAGTCGTACCCCATCAGCCATCCACGTTGCCGTCGCGCCGCGGGCCCGCGGCCGGACATCACGTCCGAGCGCGCAGCAAAGAAGGCGCAGGCCCCCCGGGAAGACCGGGAAGCCGACGCCGTTCATGCTGTCGGTTAAGCGGCTTCCCGCATCATCGCTCGCCAGTCGGCCCATCGGGGCGTCCCCCGACCGTTCCACAGGGAGTCATTGCCGACGCATTCGTCGGTGACTGTCTGCGTCGGCCACTCACCCGGGGCAGGGGCTTGGGGGAACTCTGCCGTGATGATCTCGTATCGGTATGCTCGGGTCGCTTCCGCTGCGGCTATCCGAGCGGCTTGAGCGGCCAGGGCTTCGATCCGGTTGGCCTTATATCCGGTGACGACGGCGCAGCACTTCCGGCCGTAGGTGCCGGTGGTCCCGTCGGGGTGGCGGACTTCGTAGATCCGTCCGAGTTCCCGCCCGCAGCGGTCGCACTCGCCCGACTCGGAGGTGATACCAGTGAGGGAAGCTGTGGAGGTCATAGGTCGATCATGAACCTATGACCTCCATTCGTCAAGCGTTTGTTTCGTCAGAACCGGTAGTCGGTGCGGCGGCAGGGCTTGCCGTCGAACTCGGGGCAGGGGCGGAGGGGGCTGGCCCACAGGGCGGTGCGGTAGGTGCCGTCCTTGCGGAGTCCGAGGCGGATCGTGTCGGCGTCGGGGTCGGAAACCTGCGGGGTCCAGACGACCGGGGGGCATCCGGGGGACGTGGCGCCGTCAACGCTCATGTCCTTGATCGGTTCGCCGCCGTCCTTGGCGGGGCGGACGTAGATCGACTTGGCGGTGCGGCGGACGATTTCGTAGACCCGGGTATCGGTGACCAGGGTGAAGGAGATGAAGGTTGCGGTGTCCAGGTTGGGCTTCGTGGTGGAGGTCATGTGAACACCATGCGCCCGTTCCGACGATTCGTCAAGAGAAAGTTTCAGTCGCCGGTTGTAGGTCTGTGACCTTATAGGGAACACCCATCCTGAATCGTCGCGAGAAATCTCAGGGTTCTTTGTCAGCGACACGAGTCGGGCATCGGATAATCTGACTTGGCGAACGCCTCGCACATCTGATCATGCGATCTGTCTTCGCGATGCTCCGACAACGCTCGGATCTCGCCGACGATCTCAACAAGGAAGATCGCGCAGAGGATCGCCAGGCAGAGATTCACGCTCCAGTAGATATCGCGTACTCGGTCGACGGGACGCTTGTCATTTTTCAAAGGGCGCCCTTCCCCTTCGCACGCCAACCCTTCCCGTCACACCGCTCACAGGCCACGGCGCCAACCTCACGGATGTCCGCTTCTAACTCTGCAACGACCTTGCGTAGCTTCAGCGAAGCGTCGAGTAGGTCGGTTCCGGCGACACGCGTCGGGATCTTCGGTGACAGCCTGAACGTCGTCCACAACGGCTTGTCAACGGTCGCCCGCCGCTTGCGACCGGCCGCCGTGAACGTGGCCGCCCGCTGCGTCTTGCCGGGAATCATTGCCCGCACGTGGAACACGTCGGAGCTTGCCAGTACTTCCACCCCGGGTATCTTAAGCTCGTCGATGGTCGTGTAGATCCACCGTTTGCAACCGTCCAGATATCCGCTGCGCCACAGTGCAAGTACGTCGTCACCGTACGCTGTCGGGGTCGGTTGCCAGGTCAGGTCGTTGACCAACTCCGGATGATCCAGCTC